GCGGCGGTGACGGTTTCTTCCGTGATGCCGGCCTGGGCGAGGGCGGCCATCAGGAACGTGTCGCGAGCGGATTTGCCGAAGATGGTCATCGTAGTTTTTGCATAGGTTTTCCGACGTTACTGAGTTTCGCGGCCGTCCATGGTGAGCGCGGCCAGCAGGTCCGTGAGGCTGCCCACGACGCGATCCGCAAGGCCCACGGCGACGGCGGTGCCGCCCATGAAGGTCTGCCCCTGCATCGTGTCTTCGGCCACGGTGGCGCCGTTGCGGGCGCGATTGGCCACGACGTCCGCCGTGAACATGGCGTAGATCGAATCGACTTCCGCTTGGATGAGGGCGCGGTCCTCGGGCGCCAGCGGCAGGCCGGGAATGCCCATCGCCTTGTGCTTGCCGGCCTTCATCAGCTCCAGCTTGTAGCCTTCCTGCGCCCAGGCGGCCGATTCATCGACCAGCGCGGAATAGACGCCGATGGAGCCGACGTCGGCCGTGGGCGTGACGACGATGGAATCGCAGGCGCTCGCGAGCCAGTAGGCGGCGGAGCAGCACTGGGCATCCGTGAAGGCGATGACGGGCTTGGTCTCGCTGATGGTGCGAATGAGGGACGCCAGCTCGGGAATGCCAGTCACGGTGCCGCCGGGCGAGTTGAAATGCAGCACGATGCCCTGCACGCGCGGATCGGCTTGCGCTTCGCGAAGCGTCTTCTCGACGTCATTCAGGTCGAGGCCGCCGCAGTCCGTTTCCATCGCGGAGAGGTAACGGGCGCAGACGCCATGCACGGGCACGACAAGGATGCCCTTGTCCATCACGGGCTCGGCCTCCTCGTAATCGTCGGGCTGCCCGGGCATGGGCATGTGCTCATCGGCGCGGAGCCGGCCGGCGCAGGCGGCCTCGAAGGTGTTGCGGATGGCGGCGAGCGCGGCGGGCGTGATGCACCAGCGGGCGGACAGGAGCGCGGCGGCAATGCGGGGGTAGGGCGTCATGCGTTGGGATCGTTAAGCGTGATGGCGGGCTCCATCGGCTGGCCGACCTCGACGTCGGGATTGAAGATGGCCGTGGGCGGCACGCCGGTTTCGGTGGCGATGCGTTCGCGGAGCAGCCAGTCGTTGGCCCGGCGGCGGAGCAGTTCCTCGGCGGTGCTGCCGTCTTCCTCGGCGATCTCGCTGAGCGAACGCAGGCCCATGGCGACGTCGGCGCGGCGGTTCTGGCTGTCGCGGCCGATGTCCACGCTGGGCTTGCTGGGCAGCGTGAAGGCGAGGTTCCACCAATCCCGCGTGAAGGGCAGCGCGCCCGTGCCCAGGAAGGCGCCGGTCGCGTAGAGCACGGCGGACAGCAGCGGCGTCCAGAGGGCGTCCTGCCGCTGGGCGACGCTGCGCTGGATCTGGCCCATGACCGAGCGCACGGCCGCGCCGCCGATCTTGCTCATGTCGTGCATGTCAATCGGCCAGCCGAGGCCGCGATGCGCGCTGCGGGCAATGTGATCGAGGAAGTCGGCCAAATCGCGGTTCGGCCGCTCGGGCTGGAAGGCTTCGAGCTTGTGCCCGGCGTTCGCCTTGAAGTAACGGATCAGGCCGGCGGAGATGACTTTGTTGCGCGTGTCGATGTCGTCGAGGGACGTCACGCCGGAGCCGGCGGCGAGGTGCGCGTTCGGCAGGCCGGCGCGGCCGGATTCGTTGCTCTCGATCATGGCCACGCGGGCGGTGGCCTTCGTGGCGATCTTCTCGGCCTCGCGGATTTCGCTGAGGTCATACCAATCGAGGATGCCGTAGATCAGGCTCGGGATGCCGCGGCCTTGCGAATACCATTCGGGATCGAAGCCATGAATCACGGACTCGGCCGGCAGGAACTGGTATTGGTCGCGGACGCGGGCGCTGTAGGGCAGCAGGAAGGCGTCCGGCTGGACGAGATTATACGCCAGAGGGCGCATGAAGTCGTCGTAGACGATGCCGTTGAGGAAGATGCTGCCGGCCTTGAGCAGGCGGCCATTCGGCAGGCGCACGTCGAGCGGCAGGAGCGTTTCGCCCCAGGGCGAGCCGACGCGGTGCGCCTCCAGGAATTGCAGGCGCGGTTCGCCGGCCTCGTTCTTCGTGAGCAGGATGAAGAAGTCGCCGTCGGTGTCGAAACACTTGCAGGCGATGTGCGCGTTGCGGGCGAGCGAGAAGGGCCGGCCGCGCAGGTCGCAGTTTTCGGTCCAGCGCGACATGGTCGCATTGAAGGCGTCGGCGAAGGTCTTGTCGGCGCCGAGATAGACGGGGCGCCAGGCCGAGCCGATGGTGTAATCGGCCTTCTCCTTGACCGCGCCGCGGACCTGTCCGTTGCTGGTGTAGATGTAGCGGCCATCGGAGACCATCGCCCGATGGCGGAATTGCGTGACGAGCCGGGCGATGTCGCGGCCGACCTCAGGCCGCCAGCCGCGTTGCGTGCCGTCCTGGCTGCCCGGGTAAAGGAACTGCCCGACGCCGCCGGTATTGCTGCCATCGGTGGCGACCGCCTGAATCCGGCCGGCGCCGCGATTCCCCCGCGGGGAGGCAACGCGGCGCGGACGGGCGGCGGACTTCGGCGACGACATGCCTAGCGCGGCGGCCGTCCATGGTGGAAAGGGGCGAAGACCGGATCAATCTGGAAGGCAGGAAGGCAGGAAGGGAAACCAAATTTTCCCGCGCTGTTGTTACGCCGACGGGTAGCGGCCGGGGTTTACTTTTACCCGACTGCGCAGACTTCGGGCACGTTCCCCTGTCTGCTCATTTGCCCGGGTTACGGGCAAGGCTTTCTATGTTCCTGCTTTCCTGCCTTCCAAATTCATTTCCTCCGGTTGTTACCTTGCCGAGAAGACCTGTTCGTTGGGCATGACCAGGGCGTCGTCATCGACCCATGCGAGGGCTTCCTGGAGGGCGGCGATTTCCTCGGCGACGGTCATGCCGCCGCGGGGATCGTATTGCCAGGCCTTGCCGTTCACGCTGGCGCTGGTGATCTGGCCTTCGCCGGGCGTCCGCGCGATCAGGTAAGCCTTGAGGGTCGCGAGCCGGGTGTTGATCTCGGTCGCGGTCCACCCGAGGAACGGACCCGCGGGAACGGTAGCCAATGCCATGCCCTACGCGCCCGCCGTCCATGGTGGCCGCCAAGCGGCCTGAAGGCAGAAGGGGGAATGAAGAATGCAGAAACCCCGGCAGGCCGGCCCCATCTTTATTCTTCATTCTGCATTCTGCATTCTTCATTCCTCACTCTCCGCCGTGCTGGTGGCCGTCAGCAGGCCGCACATGCTGGCGCTGATCACCTGGCCGCATTCCATGTCGAAGGCGTGGTTGTCCGGGCGCAGCTTCTTCCATTCGTAGAACCAGCCGTTGTTCTTCGGGTGGCGCTTGCGGATCTTGGCCTCGGCGTAGGCTTGTTCGACGTATTCGCTGGGCGCGTTGCGGGCAATGGTCCAGAGCGGTTTGCCGTCGGCGCTGCGGGCCTGCCGGAGCGTGTCGAGCCGGTCCTTGGCGCCTTCGGACGCGTAATGGAAACCGACGCACCATTGCATGCCCTGATTCGACCGGCCGAGGAAGGGGTCGATGGTGCGCGGCTCGCCGAAGATGCGGCGCACGCCGTCGTGATGCGGGAAGGCCCGGGCCGAGACGCCGTTCGCGCAGAGGAAATGGTAGGCGGTGCAGATCTGGTGCACGAGGTCGGCGTTGTAGGCCTCGTCGAGCACGACGTGATTCGGCGGGATGCCGAGGCGGTTGCGCAGGGCCTCGATCTGGCTGCCTTCCCAGAGGCGCTCGAAGTGCAGCAGGCGGCTTTGCGCGTTGGGGCTCCATTGCCGGGCGACGGCCCAGAAGTGATCGCGCTGCACGTCGACCCAGAGGAAACGCATCGGCGCGCCGTCGGCCATCTTGCCCTCGTCGGCCCACGGATCACCGAGGTCGTAGTCGCCCACGGGCAGGTCGTTCGTGCGGCGCGTGACCTTCATGGGATCCCACGACTCGACGCGTTTCTTGCGGTAGAAGTCCTCGGTGGCCTCCAGGCTGCCGCGGCGTTTGGCGTTGCAGGCCGCCAGCCATTCGCCGACGAGCTGGCGCCAGTCGCGCAT